AGGTATGCAACATGTTGCATCACGTGACTTTAAGGTTAGCCAAGTTAGGATTATGGTTGCTGACAGAGAAAAGTGACAACATTATACTGATTAGGGTAAGTGTTCACAATAAAACAAACTTAAATTTAATTTAGATTCCCAAATGATTGCGCCGCGCGCAGCGCCAATAGAATTGCTGACATGATTACAGTCTCCTGATGACGTGGACCAATTCAAAATTTTGGCCAATAAAATTCGGTGGCGAAGTTAACGCTGTTATAATATTACTTTACAGCGTTAACACCGCGCCTCGCCTCGCCACGGATCTCTATAAGACTTACTGTGTTGCTCCCTTTGGTAGTAAACGCCGCCGATTAATTGCTTACGACTCAAGCTTTGGTTCTCAGTTCGGTACGACTCATCATCACTGGTTAGACGACGCTATTAGGAAGTACTTATTAACTGGAAACGACCACTACTTCGTTCTTATTAGCCACTCTCGCATTATAATTAAGCACGCTGAGCATGACAACCACGACGACCCATACTTCCACACAGAATCTGGAATTAAATACTTCTATCCCTGTGGACAAGGACCCCGGTTTGATATCAGCTAATGGTTTACAAGACTTACAAAATAAGAAGGCTTTCAGGCTCAACTGTAAGCGTGTCTTTATCACTTTTCCAAAATGTGAGGTTGATAAAGAGCTTGCGATGGACCGTATTAAGAAATCAACTAAGACGAAAAATTGCAAATTTATTGTTGCACAAGAAAGTCATAATGATGGATCGAAACACTTACATCTCTACATTGAAAGTCCTAAATGCTTCAATGTCCGCACGCCCGCATACTTCGACTTTATTGGAGGAAAAAGAGGAAATTATCAGAAGGTACAAAACAAAGATGCAGTTGTTACATACATTACAAAGGAAAATAACTATGTTGCACACGAGATTGATGTTTCTCCAATCGTTGAAAAGTACCAGGCATCCAAAAAGAAAAGGAAGTCCGAAGTTCAGTTAGGACCGTCCAAGTCCATTTATGCTGCATTGAAAGCAGGAAAGACTTATGAAGACTTGTTAGAAGACGAAACACTTGGTGGTTATATGGTGTTGCACTCTTCCAATGTGAAAAAGTTAGCCTATGATTTTCAACGCAAGCGTATGTTGCAAGAACGTGTTGCAAGAAAACCATCATATTGTCATTTCATAATTAACAATTATGAGTATGATTTAATATGTGAATTACCTTTTAAGACTCCTCAATTCTGGATATATGGTGTTGCCAACGTTGGTAAGACCACTATTATTTCAAAATTGTTTGAAATTGGATTGGAGGGATATCATATCCCTACAAACAACGATCATGCTAAGTGGGATGATGCTCTCTATGATTTTGCCTATATTGATGAGTTCAAGGGTCAGTTAACTATTCAGTTTCTTAATGAGTTCCTTCAGGGCTCTCGCATGGATTTACCAGGCAAATACGTAGTAGGAGGAAGCCGAAAAAAGAAGAATTTGCCGTGTTTCATTCTCTCCAATTACACTCCTGAACAAGTGTATCATAAAAAAAATGCTAGTGATTTAGCCCCATTATTATCAAGACTTAGGGTTATCGAATTAAAATCATTCAATGATTATGAAGTGCTGACGTCACCATCACGTGATACGAATGGGAGTCCAATTTATTTAAATGATCTCTACACTGATGAGACAGTGGATTAGTTATCAACAAATCTAATTCGTGCATAATATTGATGCTGACTGTAGTTCGCAGCTGTTGCACTTGCACCAACAAATACTAAAAATATCGCACCGGTGATTATATCTTGAATATCACCGTTATTTGTATCAGAGTAACTCACTAATAAATTAGTTTTTAAGAACTTTTCTCTATACCCTGTAATTATATCTGATGCTGCATTGTTTGCTACTAAATTTCCCAAATCTATTCTTTCATCCCATAATATTCTGAACCTACTAATGTATCCCGTAAATTGTGAGCTTAGAATTCCAACTCCTGCTGTTGAGTCTTCTAAGATGTCACCTAGAGTTGGGGTTTGTGTATTCGGTTGATTATCCCATATCAGCAATACTCGTACTCTGTTAGGCGGTAGTGTTGGAGTTTGAGCAAAAGGCGCTCCGTTCACTGCAACTTTTACGTGTATACTCTTAACTACAATTTTTTGTCCTATTCTTGTTAATACTGAGGTACCCAATGATAATCCATTCAGTAAATAAAATGTTCCTGTGTCTACACTTGCTGCTGCTGCAGTATTATCGATAAATTTCTTCTCCGGCAGAGTATAAGTCATTCTCATCATTCTACCTGTAGGAGTACGTATGTTTCTTGTCATTCTGCGAAATGTAGACCTTCTGCCAGGCCAGAAGCCACGCACTCCTGATGGCTTTCGAAACCTAGCCATATTGTATGTCCTTTTATTGAACCCACGGGGATCAAAAAGTGACCTCGATGAGTTGCGCCAGCGGGAATTTCGATACATTCTGGGAGTTCTTCTTCTTCGATTATCTGTTCCTTCGCGGGTCTCTTATTTTTATAATAATCACCTACACTCTTGTTGCTCATAATAAACCTGACAAAATCGTGGTTTCTTTCCCGCCATATATGCTAAATTTGATTGAATTCTAGGTATGCAACATGTTGCATCACGTGACTTTAAGGTTAGCCAAGTTAGGATTATGGTTGCTGACAGAGAAAAGTGACAACATTATACTGATTAGGGTAAGTGTTCACAATAAAACAAACTT